TATCAACTTCGGCAGTTTCAACAGCACGAACTTCTTTTACTTCCGCTGGTACAATTCCTTTTGCTTTTTCAATTTCATCTAATCTAGCACGCATTTCTTTGATTTCTTTTTCAGACATTTTAATATCTTCCTTTTCTGTAGTTTTATTTTTTTCCATAAAAAAAACAGGCTGTGCTTCAATCATTTCGATTGAGCGTGCCTGTATGTTGCTTTGTACATATGCGGGATTACGAACAACACTGACCTCAGCCAAATTAATGTCGCTGATTGAGCGGTTATATGTGCCATCTCCGTTTTTCTCCCATTTGTCTTCTCCGACTACCATTCCAAATGACATATTAGTCAAAAGTCCATCGGATATTAAAGTGTGATAATCTTTGCCCCAACTCGTAGCAGAAATTCGTGCCTGCATGAATAAACCTTTATCGTCTTCACGCAATTCCAAACTTCCATTCTTTGTTGAAGCGAGTAATTTCGCTGAATCATGTTCTGCGAGGAAAGCAACGTCATTGCCTTTTTGCAATGCACGATTAAATGTGCCGGGCAATATACGCTCTTTAAATCGCTGTTCACGTCCAAGAAGTTCAGACCATTGGTTGGTCATATTAACGTAACCACTGACTAGCAATTCTCCAGATTCTTGTTTGATTCCTGAAAGTTGCACATCAGCATTACGGAGTTCAAATTGTTGTTTATTTGGATCCATTCGCTTCTTCTCCTTCGCTTGTATTTCCATTAACACTTACTTCACCAGTTTTAGGATTTACTGTTTGAGCACCAGGAGCCATTATTAAAGCGTCTTTTGGAATATTAGGTAAATCGAATTTAGCTCGTCCTTCATTACGAGTGAAAATACCTCCAGCAACTCCTGCTACTACACTGTCAATTCGCTCTTTTTCAGTAGCACGAACCAAGTCAGCAGTTTCAAAGCGGAAGAAATATCCTTCATTTTTTTCATCTTCCAGCAACAATGCTCTGTCCATTGAGCTTTCGAGCGATGCTAAAATAGGTGCTAATGTGTGCTTTAAGAAATGCAAATTGTTTTGTTCAATGGAAGTGTATTTGCTTGCTGAATCATTGACTAAGCCTTCAGGAACATTAAATATTTTTGCAATTTCACTGTTTGTTCCTTTACGAGCATCTACCATTTGCATGTCCTGAGGATTCAATGACAATGCTTGATATTCCATGCCCTCCTGTAAAACAACGGTTTTCGCTGAATTACTGATTCCACCGTATAAATTCGCCCAAGCTGTTCTCAAACTAGCTGCTTGAGTTTCAGTCATACGAGCATCTGTTTTCAATAAGCCAAGTGGTAAAGCTCCACGTTCGTATAGATTTTTCGTGTATTCAATTTCAGATAATGCTTGTTTGAAAATATCTTGACCATGAGTGAGAATACCTTTGCTTGTTAAACCGTCATGAGTATCCTGTAGCGTAATCATCAATTCATAAGGTTTGAATTTCATTGCATTTTTAGATACATACGAGGAATTTTCTGAAGACGTTAAAACAATGTCAGCACCAACAGTGCGGAAACCATTTTGGATTCGCTTCTGTATTACTACCGATTTTGCGGGCAATGGGTGTAACTCAACAATCGTGTTTCCAGCTTCAATAATTGAAACGTAAGATCCACCATGAATTAAAAAATCTTTAGTCATATGTCGTTTAAGACCGTAACCATTTAGAAACTCGTTTGCTTCATGATTTAATAGTCTAACTCGTCTGTCAGACGTTATTTTTTCAATTGAACCATCTATGCCTTCTTTGTATAAATACACTGGCATTTGTGCAACTGTATTTGAAATTTTGTCTACACAAGCTTTGGCAGTTGGTATTTTCATTAATTTTTCTTCGGTGATTTCATTTGTGATAAACAAACTGTCAAGCGAAAATGCTCCGTTGACTTCAGTTATGTCAGCAGTATTTTGAGTTGAACGTTCTTCAACTTCAGACTTAAATAATTTATCGAATAGTCCCATAAGACACCGTCCTTTCATAAAAAATGAGTAAAAAAATAGGCCTCACATTGTGAGACCTTAAAAGTTTATTTTTTTATAGACATTAGCAAATAAGCGCTAACTAGCTTGCTAATGCCTTAAACAAATAAAGAAATTGATTACAACAAGAAAAGTGAACAGAAATGGAAATAACGGTTCACTTCTTTGATTATCAATATTAAAAAAGCGAGACCGAAGTCTCACCCTTTTTAATAGTGATAATTTCTTTTAATCATATCATTAAAATTTTCTTCTTTTGAAACCAACATGCAAGTTTCAAAGCTGTAAATCTTATTGCCAGGAATTTTAATGTCTTTGTCCAATTCCAAATTTTTTAGATTGTCTTCATCATAGCCTTCAAGCAATTTAAAATCGTGAAGGAAATTTTCAAAACAAAGCCAGTTTTCAGAAACTTTAACACCCTTAGCTCCGTACCACCTGTAACTTTTGTGATTAGGTTCGTAACACCTTTTTAATACTGATTTCCATCTGTTATATATTAAGTCACTTCCCTTTTTAGTTGCATTTCCCAAATAGCCGATTCCATGAACTGAAATATAAAAAGGATTTTTCACTTCACCTTTTATAATGTTAGTCCTTAAAGCAAGTCTTTGATAATTAACTCCGTTTACTTCATCAAATTCAATTTCATATAGGAATTCTCTGCCATATTTCTCATTTGATTTCTTCAAAACAGTAAATTCATTTGTGGTATTGCTTTTAAACCTTTTTCTTACAATGTTTTCCGCCATTTCTAAACCTCCAGAAGTGTATATCACTACTGTATTGAATTAGAAATGGCTGTAAGGAAACATTGACGTTCGGAAGAACATTGACAACCAGCTAACCGAAAAGAGCAAATAACAGAAAATGGAAGGTTTTATCTACTTATAAGTACAACTTTTAGCTGCACCAATTAATCATTCGGGGAATTAAATGATTAATTGCTACAGCTAAAATTATGGTTTTACTTTAGGGTTCCATCTACGTTTCACGTAGCTCAAATGTACGGTTTCATTTCCTTTTCCACAACTAACCAGCCAATTGTTCAATGCTGTGCATGTTTGTGATTGAGAAAGTCCTACACTTTTACAAAGTTGTACGATATGTCTATTTTCGTGTTTGTAATAATCTTCAAGTCCAATTCTGTCAATTATTTCAGAATCTGTTGCCATAATATTTCACCTCGTTTATATATTTTGCTAGTTCGCTTTACGAACTAAAGTGCTTATATAGTATCTATACAGTGACGAGGTGAAAGTAAGGTACATTTTGAAATAAATTTCAAATAAATTCAGCGGATCTAATTCACAATTGAACGAAAAATTCACGTTCGGATTCGTACATATGATTTTTTTCCATGTACATATGAATCTTCATGGCATTGAACGTGGAGAATAAATTATCAATTTTATTTCGTTCTTTTGACGATTTGATGATGTAAGGTTTACCTTGACGAAATTCAATCAATCCATTAATGAAAGCAGATTCCATGAGCGGATTTGGTGCGTAATTGAAACTGCCATTGTATACAATTCGTTGAAGTGTGCTGATAGCGTCACCCAAATTGCGGCTATCCTGTTCTATTTTAACTGGGTCAATGTCCATCGGTAATTCATCAAGCAAACGTTTAATCAACGTGTAGCTATATTTAGTGTCGAAAGCCACAGATGCAATTCCAATATCATATGTCTTGCACACATCGAGAATAATGTCCGCCAATTTATCAAAATCAATAACATCATTTCCAATAGGTTGACAATATCCTTGCTTTGCCCATCTAGCGTAAGGAATCCTTTCAGCATTGGTTTTTTCTAACTCCATATTTTTAGGGTAAAATACCAAGTTTTTAACATAGTAATTTTTGGATTCAACATCATGCCAAACAAAGCTGACCGCTGTATTATCTCTCGAAAGCGATAAGTCAACTCCAATAATCACTTGACGTTTACCCCTCCACCATTCCCAATCTTGAGCAGGTTTGAATAAACCCTTTTGCAATGTTTGCTTGTCCACAAAATAATTGCCATCACTTTCATTGAGTCCTAAAACCATGTTCAAATTTTTCACTTTGAAAAGGAAAAAGTCTTTCGGCACATCTTTTTTCGTTTTATAATCTTCATACAATTTTTCTCGTAATTCATCGACTGCTGTTATCAATGGATTTGATTCTGCCCAAATTTCAGGATTTTCCCAACGTTCCATTTCAATGCCATCAACTGTGCATTTTTCTTTGGGATTATCAATCGTAAAAATGAGACCAAACTTTCTTGGATTGGGCTGTTCAGCGAAAGTATTTTTTCGCAATTCTTCTACTGTATCATTCCAATAATTGAAACCATTTTCGATAGGGTATGAAGTTGAAATCTTCACAATTAAAGGATTTCTCGGACCAAATTGACCGCCTTCAAGTGAATTGACCATTTTGAAAATATCATTGTCTGCTCCTAATTCATCAACAGATGCGTGGTATACCATGGTACCATCAGCCCTCCGAGCATCTCCTGATAGCGCTACAATTTTACAGTTGTTTGGAATGAACTCGAGATAGGTTTTTTGAATTTTGAACAAATCGGCAATCAATGGCGATGATTTAATAATATTTACAAGCTCCTCAAAAATGATTGTTGCTTGTTGCTTCGTATTTGAACCAATGTAAGCTGTCTGATTTTTTTCATCTAGGAAAAAGCAAATAATGTGTATTACACAAGCAATAACCGATTTGGCATTTTTACGTGCCACAGTGAATACCACTTCTTTAATTTTCCTTTTAGTTGGAAATTCTTTATAAGTCCAACAAAATGTATTTAATATCAAAAACCATTGGAAAAGCGCCAAGTGTTCAGACATTGGCATATCACTTTTATTTCCACGAGCGAAATTCAATGTGTCGATGATAGCAATTACTTGTTGTTCAATTTCTTCATTCCAAAAATACTCATAGCTTTCGTCTAGTTGCAAAATATCAAACTCACGAATAAAGTTCACACATTGTTGCTTAACTTGCGATGGCGCTATCAGCTTTCCGTTTACAACTAGGTCTGCGTATTCATAAGCTTTGTTCATTGGTTTTTCCTCCTAAAATGTTCATTACTGCTGTTTTTCTAGGGTCTTGAACAATTACTTGAGGACCTTGCATAGCTTCAAGTTTCTTTTGCTCAATGATAATTTTTGTAGCGTCTGCAGCTGCTTTATATCTGTCTTTCAATGTGATTCCTAAAGCAGATTCATGATAATTTGCCATGGCGTCAAAATCACGAATATTCTTTTTAAGAATTTGATATTCTGCATCTAATGGACTTAGATCGGCAATCAATTCAGAGTTTTTATTAAGCTCATACATTGCCATTGTTAAACGATTTAACGAATTAGAATCTGGCAGACTGTAATTCGTATTCAATTTCAATAATTGTTTGAATAAAATTTTCTGCTCGTCATTGAAATTTGAGTCCACTTTTGGCTTGATGATTTTTCCTGTTTTGTCGTTTGTCATGACTACTTTTTCAGATTCTTGCTGAGTTCTAGTTTCTTTATATGCTTTTGATTCATGTCTAGTTTTTTGTTCTTGTGGTTTTATTGCTCCCAAATTAATCGCTCCTTAAACGCAAAAAACACCAATAGGGGCGAGTTAAGCCACTATCAGTGCATGTTTGCTATGTGTTTTCATGTTGTTTTTTTGTTAAATTTCATGTATTTTTATCAGAAAATGAAAATGTGGGATTTGGATTTTTTACTGGTCAACCTGCTTCGAGTCCTCTTTGTTTCATCAATAATAAAATCGACTACGAGGGGGTATTACATTTACTTACATTTCACTTTAATTTTGATTATATATATTCAACCATAATAAAAAGACGAGTGATTAACTCGCCTTGATTGTGTAATGTTTAACGCATACCTAATTCATATAACGCTCTGTTTTTATCACCAATAGATGTAAATTTATTCAACTCTTTATATGAAACTCCAGTGTTTTCATCTGCACCAAAACCATTGGAATATACTCGTGGTGCTGTTGATTTAACATGTACTACTTTTTTAGGTTGTAATTGTTTAATCATTTCACCTTTTGATTCCCCATACATAGCTATTACAATTGTTTCTTCTCCTGAGCTCAACTCATGTTTATCACATATGTCGAATACGTCCCAGATCTCTGCATTTGTTTCAGCAATATCAGTTATAGCTGCAATCATTTTTTCAGTTAAATTTGTCATGTTATTGTTTCCTTTCGATTCATTATCATTGCTTTGAGCATTAGATTTTTACCATCAAGTACAGTAATATCTTCTTTCAGTTTGAATTTGAAAGCATTGAGTTGCTTTTCAAAATCAGATACTTCGTTTTCATCAAAAAGTGTACTGTTTTTGAGGTCTTCTCTATATATAGAAACATCCTCATTTTTAGTACACTTTTTCAGTAGCCAATAAGTCTTGCCGAGATATTCCGATTTTTTTGAGCGTTCTTTTTTACTCGTCAACTCATATCCAATACCAATATTTTCAGCAAAATCATTGAAAGAATTGATTCCCACAATTTTACGTCCTCGTTTATCTCTGAAGTTATAATCATCAATCATTGTTTGCTTGAAAGTTTCTTGTTCATCATTGAACATTTTCATATCAACAACTGAATTAAAATATTTTGAGAGTTCTCGATTTCTTAAAACTTGTCCATAATCAATCACTGAGATTGTTTTGTAAATATCTTGCACATAAGCTGCAAAACAGTTATATGACAGCATTTGTTCTGTTTCACGAATGGACTCGAGGAAATACAATTCAGACATTTTAGCAAACTTAGGATTTCCTTTTTCTTCTTGTAAAGCATAAATTTCTTGAAGTGCTTCAGTAGACTTTTTAATATAACCAGCCAACATTTGTTTTGTTGGAGCCACGATACATAACAAAATATCAGAACGTCTTGCTCGAGCTGCTTGTTGAATAAATTCAGTTGATGTTCTTGGTTGAAAGCTACATACAACTTTTAAATTTGGGTCAATGATATTTACGCCTTCATTCCAAACGGAAGTTGACCAAATCTTGTTGGTTGGCAAAATACCTTTTTCAGGTCTTTTTTCGCCTTGAACAACAATATCAATCAGTTCATGGTCAGCTTCTGGGTAAAATTCTTTTCGATGTTTGGAAACGATGAAAGAACCGCCATGTTCATTTTTTAAATTTAAAACATTTCCTGCATATCCAGATACAAACGACAGAACTTTACAATTGTCATTGGCATATCGACTAATGTCGTTGATTAAATCGCTTGTCTTATCATAAACACGAATAGCTGCGATATTGTTATTGCTACGATCTACAGATGTAAGTTGCTCAATATCCCACATTTGATTAAGGACATACATTTCTTTTGGCGTTCCTGTCATAAATAATTTTGCACCTACTGAATCTTCCATAAATTGTACGGAGTAATCAGTTTGCTCGTTCCAACTGTCTTTCACAAAATAGTGAGCTTCATCACATACAACAAAATCCATTTCCAACAAATGCTCTACTTTATGAAACAAATCATGTTTGTAAGCATATTCAATAGCTTGATAAGTAGCCATGTAAAATCCATTTGCTTTAAATTCACGTTCCCAATTTAAAATTTCTTCTTCCAAATCTGCTTTTGTTTGTTCCTTCAATGTAAGTCGATGAACCAAGAACAATACCGATTTGTTATTTTTACGACAATACGGCAATAAAATATTTTTGAAAAAGTACGTTTTCCCTGCACCTGGTTCTAAATATAAGCCATACATTTTTCCACGTTTAAGTTGTGAAATTTGTTCCTCGTTGAGCAACGGTTTGTGCTTGATTTTCATTGAATACGTCTCCTCAGGGTAAATGAAATTAACGCTTTTGTTGCGTATATTCTTTCATTAATATTTTTGTCTTTTCATTTGCTTCAAAATAAAATACTAAATCTACTCCATTTTTTTTGTTCCTCGCCATGTGTAGCATTGGCACACCATTTTCCAAAAAGTGATTTGCCATTCCGTATGTGTGAATTGCTAATTTAATCATTTTGACTAGCTCCCTCGTTTTCTTATTTTCGTAAAGCTTTGATTAGCAATATTTCAATTGCTTTAGATTCCGCAATATCTCCGTTATTTTCCATGAAATCAAGCACTTCTTGTTTCAAAGTCTTGGTTACATATGATGTTAACTTTTCATTTCTTAGCTCTTTGATTTTTTTCATCTTAATCCTCCTAAAGTTGCTTATATAACGTATATACGCCAATCACTATAAAATAAGGTAATTTGTAACATCTTTTTTATATAAATTTACTACGTTATTATATTGTGTTTTAACTATTTGTAAGGTTGATAAAAATTGCTTGCAAAACTTCATTTGGTGTTTAATAATTGGTAATATATCCCAATTAGGAGGAATTACAATGGAAGATAAAATGACGATGGATTTGCAATTGCTAGCAGACGTATTACGAGAAAATGGCTGCACGTTTTTAATTAAAATGATTGCTGAACGTGACTATCAAATTTCTCAAATTTTAGATGTATTGATTATTGAAAGTGATTCAAATGAATAAAAGGACTCTTGAATCACGCAAAATTACTAAAATACAAAAAGCATCTATTGTGATTGCTTGTGTCACATTCTTCGGCATATTGATTTACATGAAAGTTGAATCAAATTTGCCTGTTTTGATAAAAACAAATGCTACGGTCACCGTTGAAGATGGTGGATCCATTATTGAATTGAAAGATGAAACGAAAGAAGATATTGAAAAACATATGCCAGATGATTTAACTGATATGGAGATAGCAGGATTTTTGCATAGAATGAGCCATGCTAAAGTTGAAGCAGATGAAAAATGGGGTTATGAGCCAATGACAGTGGAAAGGATTGTTCGGCTCATTGATGTTATTGAAGCGAATAAAGATAATATTAAACATAGTGGAACCTATCTCCGTATACTTGAAAAATGGCGGTACAATGATTTCTCTAGCGTTCAAAATGACCACAATTCGGTTTGGGAAATTCAAAATGGAACAATTGGACGAGCTACGGGGATACTTTCGCACGAGGAGGAAATGGAATATATTCAAAGATATTATGATGTAAATGAATAACAGAAAAGACCTTGCGTAATCGCAAGGCCTTTTTTATATGAAGAGTTTTTATTTCTCAAATAATTTTTCAAGCTCCTCTTCACTTTAAAAATGCTTCTATTACAATGCAATAGTAGTAACATATTTTAATATAATCGGAGGAATTGAAATGAATAACGAGGTTTGGAAAGACGTGCCACAATTTGAGGGAATATATAAAATAAGCAATCATGGCAATGCAATATCATTTAAAGATGCTAAAAAGGAAAATGGCAGACTTTTAAAATTGTCTAAAAACAGAAACTCATTAATGTTTTTCAGTGCCAGCAAAAAAATTGATGGCGTAAGATATGCCAAATCAATCATGGTTCATCGAATGGTATTTGATTTATTTGCTAAAGATATTCCATCAGAAAGATACAATGTAAAACATATTGATGGCCAATTTACAAACAATCACATTTCAAATTTGAGATGCGAAAAGCCAAGAAATAAAGCTTATGACAATGTTTGGTTTTGAAATAGATGAACGTGCCATTTTGGTACGTTTTTTTTATTTTCAGCCATTCCTTACAATCATTTCTAAATACCTACAATGATTTCATGAAACAAAAAAATATTAGGAGGAATTAATATGAAAATTAAAAACGTGATTAGTTGTGGATTTGGCTTATCTTTTAACGCTGCATTATTTTTAATAAATTATGCAAGTGAAAAAAATATGTTTGCTCTGATTTCGAGCGGAATATTTACTATTATTTTTTATTTGGCTTTAATGGCTCAATTTAAAACGGAGGACAAATAAAATGAACATGCTAGAACTATTAGGAAAAAAGGTTAATGAAGTTTTACAAAATGGAGAGTTAACGCTCGAGGAACAAGAAAATCTTAAAAAGGAATGGAATGCTATTCCAATTGATAATAAGAAAAAGAACTTCAGCAATTGAAGTTCTTTTTTTTGTATGCCGTATTCATTTAGTGAATAAAGAAAGCATCTTCTTTTTCAATCTTTTCAATAAAGTTCCGACAAATGTTAAAGCTTTTGAGATTTTAACTTTAACATTTTCAACTTTCCAATTTATCCGTTTTTTACTAACAAATTCAGATACAAAACTCGACTCTAAACGATTCCTTTTATAGCTCCAGCTTCCATCCAATTTTATTATGTATTTCATTTCCCAATCTTGATTGTTAATATCGTGATACCTCAATGTAAGCTGTAATATTGGTAATTTAATTTCGTCAAATGCAGAAAGCAGAAAAGCATAGTTGATTATTACTAAAAAATAACTGGGCAATAATATGTCAATTTTTTCACCTGGCTGGATCAAATCTTTACTTCTGACATAACTCCTTATGTTATGAAATCTCCGCATATTGTTTTTTTTGTTATTACTGAAATACAAATCAAACGAACCTAAGCCTTTGACTTTTTCATCAATGGAATCAATTTTTATTTCACAATCTTCATTTACAATTAGACCATTCATACTTTCCTTAACTTCAATTAAATTTTTAAATTTGTAACTATAAGATATGTTGATTGCTGTTGTTCCACCATAATTATATATCGGAATGGTTGTTCCAGAAAATTTGTCATCAAGCTTTTCTCCAGTATCCCAATCTAAATGAGTTTCTGGCAATTCCAAATCAAAACTCCTCATAGCAGGTGCAATAATTGGCTCTCGTATCTTTTTAAATTGTTTAAACTGAAGAACAACTGCAACAATAGCAACAAATACAGCGATTAATGAAATCAAAGCACCTACAATTGGTACCCAATCATAATTACCTTCTAATATTTTCTCCAAATACTCCCCCACCTTTTATTTCCATTTTATACTAACGCTAAACGTCAGTAAATGGTCGAGCTTCACGAGTAATAGATTCTTGCAATTTCTCTATCATTTTAGTATTTAAACGTGACAGTGTGTGAGCCATTGTGTTATGCTATTGTGAATTACACAAAATCCACCAATTACGAATTAAACAAAATTAAAAGGTGGAATACATTATGACAACAGTTACAACGAACAATTTATTAAATGAGCAGTGGGAAAATCATTACAACGAAGCTTTAAACGACATCTTGACCGATGAGTCACTTTCTATTGAAAAAAGAACTGAAGGAATCAAATTCTTAAGCTATGTAGACAATAGCATGAAAAATTTTATCCTCAGTGAATTTGAAAGCATTTCAGACACATTTAAAAAATGCGATTTGATTGAAGTACTCTTAGTTGGTTTAGACAACCTCTTTGATAAAGCTCAATATGAAGAGCAATCTCATATGCTCGGTAATCAAACTGGGATTATCAAAAAATTTGATGATTATAGTCAAATCGAATTTGACCCATTTGTGTTAGAAACCCAAATGTTAGCTGAATATACTGTTAAAAAAGATGGTTGGTATTTAACTTTGCATATGTATGAAGATGAACCAACTGAATTACGTTTTACAGAGTTTGAATATTAAGCACCAAATCGCACCAGCTTATCGTAGCTGGTCTTTTTTTTATGTTCCGATACATTCCTTCAATTAAATAAAAAGTCGTAACCAACGAACGGCTACGACCATTTAACACTATCATTTCCAAGTAATTTTCAATGTCGGCTCAACTTCTCCTTTTTTGAAATACCAATCTATTCTTTCGATAATGAAATTCAATGCTTTATTGACTTCTTCATCGGTTAGCCCTTCTCCGTCAAGAAATTCCCAATTCCCCAACAAGTAATCGACTTTTCTCGCCATTTCTTTCAAATCGTCAATTCGGTTTTGAGGAGTTTCTTGCTCAACTTTCTCGAGTTCCAAATTCAATTGTTCCAATTCTTCATTTCGTTTGGCTTTACGCTCACGATATTGTTGTAAACTGATTTCGCTTTCCTCGAATAAGATTTCAATGTTGTTCAACGCTTGTGTCACTTTGCGTATTTGCCCTTCCAGCTGTTTCAATCTGTAAACAGTATTATTGCTTTTGAAAGTTGTTTCCATCGTTTCAACCGCATTTACTACAATTTGACGATACTTTACGACTTCTTCTTTGATGAGTTTTAATATCGGTTCATATTGATGTGTTTTGTTATAGCAATAACGACACATTTTTATATATACTTTCCCAGTGTGAGCCACTTGCGTTCCTTGAATGATATTGCAATAAGCACAATAAATTAATTTTGAAGTAGGATATGTCCGATTTTTTCCCCTTGGAGCTGCAAAATAATATGTCGTAACTATTTTATTTGCTTTCTCCCATGTTTTTTCATCAATGATAGCTTCATGAGCGTGAGGAATCACAATCCAATCTTTTTTTGGTCTCATTCCTTCATGTTTTCCGATAGTTCGATTGCTAATGATAGTGCCTTTATATGCTTCATTTGTAACGATACGATAAACAGCATTAAACGTGAATGAGTTGTTTGTTCGTGTTTTTACTCCCATGTTGTTTAATTCTGTATATAAAGCGGTTATGTTTTTACCTTCAACAATGGATTTGAAAATGTATTTTACATGTTCAGCTTTGTCGTTGGGTTCAAGCTTTTTCGTTTTAGGATCTTTTACATACCCTAACGGTGGAGTACCATTTGTCCAGTGCCCTTGATTGCTTGCGTACAGCTTTCCACGTTGCATACGTTTAAGAATTTGCTTGTATTCTTGCGAAGCAACTAAATTTTGAATTCCCAAAAGCAAACTATCTTCATCTTTTGCAGGGTCATACGTTTTTGATGGCGTAACAATAAATGTATTTGAATTGAGCAAAATTCTTTTGATATTTGAAGCGTCATATTCATTGCGGCTTAATCGGTCAATTGCTATAACAACTACGGCATCAAATTCATTATTAACGGCTCGTTCCAATAATTCAACCATTTTTGTTCTTTTTTCAATCGTGATACTTGAAGCTATCTCTTCGTAAATTTCATAAGACCAATTTTTTTGCTTAACCAGTTCAAGCAATATTTGTCGATGGTTAGCTAGGATATCTTCAATGCCACGATTTTCTTCATCTCTTGATAATCGCAAGTAAATTGCTACATGTTTTATTTCATTCATAATCAATACACACACCTTTTTGTAATTTCATAATCATTCCACTATGGATTGTATTGTTAAAATCCAAAACGTAAAGTTGGGAATAATTACCATTTATAATGTGTATTAATTATATAACGTAGTCCCCACCGTCTCAACCAGTGGGACCTGTTATACATAAAAGCCCTTGTCGAGCCATCATTAAATCATGTAGCACTTGAGCAGTTTCTTTATTAAGTGATAGCTCATGTAA